GGACAGCGGCCAGCGACTACCTACCCTGGCAGGTCGTCAGAGCAATCACGAGCGCCATCGAGAAGAGGTTCAACGGGGTCCTCTCACAGGCAGACAAAGAAGCTTTGGCGCACGTTGCGTCTCCAAAGCAAATCTACCTGGGAAGAGAGAACACCGGGACAAAGACGGTCCGGGGTGCCCACATGGGCCTCAGTCTCGCCTGGGCAATCCTCACCATCATCAACGGCTTCCTCGGCTTCCAGAATGTACCGGAGAAGAGTGGCCATGGCTACTTCCATGCCAACGGGGACGACTATATCGGGATCCATACCAAAAAGGAGATCCAAGAGCGAACCAAGATGGTTCGCATGCTCGGACTGGTACCAAATCCACTCAAGTCGTTCACTTCATCCCGTTACGGCGTGTTCAGCGAACGCCTACTCCACTCACGGCTTCACAAGCAGGGACAGGTCCGAAAATGGACCTACACGGCAAAGGACCACCTTGGTGCGACTTTGTCAGAACTCACTGGGTATTCCAGCGAGTGGACAAAAGTCAAATCCCAAGGGCGCCTTGCCCTGCTATCCGAAGTCTACCACCGTCAAATCACACCTCTTCAACGCCGGGTCTGCCTCACCTCAATCCTCACCCTCAACGAGCGCCTACGTCGACCGCACCACCTCCCCCTCAAACTGGGGGGAACCGGTATCCCACATGGACAGGTCAGCAACGCAGCGAAGGCGATCTTGGCCCGCTTCGTGTCAACGGGGGAATGCCCCCCGAAGGCAAGATGGAACCGTGGAGAGTCACCCCTGTCGAGCGTCGACGCACTTGGTCTACGACCAACGTCGAGCGACGACGCACGGGGAGACCCACACTCCATCAAGCCCGAACACGCCGGGTCTTACAAGATCACCGACCTCGCTACCGAACTGTCCACACGAAGGGATATCGAGGCGCGTCTCGCAGGAAACCCACTCGTCACTCGACCGGTCCCTCCTCCGCTACCGCGAATCCAGGCATGGCTTTCGAAAACCATACGAACCTGGTCGGTACACGGGAAGAAATTTCAGGGACTCAAGGTTGGCGACCTCTTTCCAAAAAGCCACTTCAAGAGCACTTCTCCACGTCAAAAATCCTATGTGTTGTCAATTCTTCAGGCTACCAAATCAGATCGAAAAGCAGCGCGACTTTGTGGTTCCGTGTTACGGAACATCAAGTCAAGCGCCATCTCACACTCGTTCGCACGAAAGTGCTACGAGGATGCAGGACCGCAAGTCCTGGCTGCTCTCGATGGCCAACTGGTCAACCCCAGAACCCTGTACTCCGGTTCTCGGAAGCATCGCCGATCGCGTGCGCCTCACACCTGGGAAAAACTCCCAGGGGAAGCGGCACGACCCACGGCGACAACA